ATAGATACTGTTTTTGTAGATAAAATAGTAGAAGTAAAAAAATATGTACCTAAGTATGTAGATAGAGTAGTTGAAAAAGTAGTAGAGATTCCCGCTGATGTTGATTCTTTAAAAATAATAGAAGATTACTACTCAAAATATATTGTAAAAGATACTTTAAATCTAACATATGATTTTGGACCTGAAATAACAATTGATTCAGTTGGAACTAAACCTAGTCCAACATTAGGATTTGGTATTCTTACAGATACTATATCTCAAAATCAAATAATAAGTAGAGATATAAAATGGAATTTTCAGATTCCAACAATCTACAATACAAAAATAGTAAAAGAGTTACCTACAAGACAATTATATTATGGAATAGGTGCAGGTTTTAATAAAACTGATTTTATAGGAAGTGCAAAATTTGGTATTCTGTATAAAGACAAAAAGGATAAAGTATTTGGATTGGATTTGGGTGTACTAAATGCAAACAACAATGTAACTCCTTATGTTGGTGGTTCTATGTATTGGAAACTTTCATTCAAGAAGAAAAAATAACATGGCTAAACAATCCTTAAAGGATATAATAAAAATTGAATATCAGAAATGTGCTTCAGACCCAATTTATTTCATGAAGAAGTATTGTATGATTCAACATCCAGTTCGTGGTAAAATTCCATTTCACTTGTATCAGTTTCAAGAAAGAACTTTAACTGAATTTTCAAATCATAGATACAATATTATTCTGAAATCAAGACAGACAGGAATCTCAACCTTAACTGCAGGATTTGCTTTATGGAAAATGTTATTCAATCAAGATTTTAATGTTCTTGTAATTGCAACCAAACAAGAAGTAGCTAAAAACTTGGTAACAAAGGTAAGGGTAATGAATCAATACCTACCAAGTTGGTTAAAACAAAATACAGTAGAAGATAACAAACTATCTTTACGATATTCAAATGGTTCTCAGATAAAAGCAACTTCAGCAGCTGGAGATGCAGGTCGTTCTGAAGCATTATCCTTATTAGTATTTGATGAGGCCGCATTTATTGATAAGATTGAAGATATATGGGTATCATCTCAATCTACCTTATCGACTGGTGGTAATGCAATTATTCTTTCTACTCCAAATGGTGTGGGAAATTTCTTTCACAAAACATGGGTAGGAGCAGAAGATGGTACGAATACATTTAATACGATAAGATTACATTGGAGTGTACATCCTGAAAGAGACCAAACATGGAGAGATGAACAAGAAACACTATTAGGTGTTAAGGGAGCAGCACAAGAATGTGATTGTGATTTCGTTTCTTCTGGTGATACTGTAATTGACCCACAACTACTAACATTCTACAAAGAATCGTTTGTACAAGAACCAACAGAAAAGACTGGGTTCGATGGAAATCTTTGGAAGTGGGAATATCCAAATTATAATAAAGGTTATATGGTTGTTGCCGATGTTGCTCGAGGAGATGGAGGAGATTATTCTGCGTGTCATGTTATTGATATTGAAGAATCATCTCAAGTTGCAGAATACAAGGGTAAATTAGATACAAAAGATTTTGGAAACTTTTTAGTTTCACTTTCAACCGAATATAATAATGCATTATTAGTAGTTGAAAACGCAAATATTGGTTGGGCAGTAATCCAACAAGTAATTGATAGAGGGTATCAAAACTTATTCTATATGAGTTCGGATTTAAAATATGTAGATGTTGAAAATCAAATGACAAATAAATATAGAGCACAAGAAAGAGGAATGAAACCAGGATTTTCAACAACATCTAAAACAAGACCTTTAATTATTTCAAAATTAGAACAATACATTAGAGAAAAATCTGTAACAATTCGTTCAGAAAGAACAATAACTGAATTGTTTACATTTATATGGAATGGAAATAGAGCAGAAGCTATGAGAGGTTATAATGATGATTTAACAATGTCATTATCAATTGGATTATGGGTTAGAGATACTGCACTTAGATTAAGACAGGAAGGAATTGATTTAACAAAACAAGCATTAGGAGGAATTGGAGCTCATCAATTAGATATTGGTGGAATGGGATTTGGAGGAAACTCTTCGTTAGAAGATGACCCTTGGAAAATGAGAGTTGGAGATACAAATGAGGACTTAACTTGGTTAATTAAATAATTCTATATTTATAGTATAGGAGAAAATAAGTATGATATCATTATATAAATTATTATCGGAAAACCAAAATTATTGTGAAGAATACACAGTAGAGAACTATCACGATATAAGAGAATTTGTTGAATTTATGAAAGAATATAAATCTGATATAAATGAGGCAGAGTATCAAGGTAGAAAAGTTAAATTGGGTAAACCAATGAGAGGTGATACTAAAAAATTTAAAGTGTATGTTAAAAATCCCAAAGGTAATGTGGTAAAGGTAAACTTTGGACATGGAGGAACTTCAGCAAAAAAGGCAGGAGAAAAAACTATGTCAATTAGAAAATCTAATCCAGATGCAAGAAAAGCATTTAGAGCAAGACACAATTGTGATTCACCTGGACCAAGACACAAAGCAAGATATTGGTCTTGTAGAAAATGGTAATAATAAAGGTTATAAATTAAAAAATAAATACAAATGGCAGATACTTCATTTTTTGGGCGTTTAACAAAACTCTTTCGTACTAAGGCAATCGTAACGGTTGATGATAAAGGTAGAAGAAAAGTTTTTGACGGCGATGAAAGACAACAAACAAATCTATCCTCATTAAGAGATAGATACACGAAGATACAAAAAAGTTTCTTCGAACAAGCAGGTGGTGCTCAATCAATGGCATACCAACAAGTTCGTAGAGAAGTTTTCAGAGATTACGATGCAATGGATAACGACCCAATATTAGCATCGGCTCTTGATATATACGCAGATGAATCAACACTAAAGAATGAATTTGGTGATACTCTTATGGTTCACTCTGATAATGAAAAAGTACAAGATATTTTAAATAACTTATTCTATGATATCCTTAATGTTGAATTCAACTTATGGCCATGGGTAAGAAATATGTGTAAGTATGGAGATTTCTTCTTAGGTTTAGAAGTTGCTGAAGGAAAGGGTATTGTTAATGTTACTCCACACTCTGTTTATAATACAGAAAGATTAGAAAGAACAGACCCAACAAATCCAAATTCAGTAAAGTTTAAAATTACTGAAGACCCGAATGGAAAAGAAGAATACGAAAACTTCGAAATAGCACACTTTAGATTATTAGCAGATACAAACTGGTTACCATACGGAAAATCAATGATTGAAAATGGTAGAAGATTGTGGAAACAATTATCTCTTATGGAAGATGCTATGTTAATCCATAGAATCATGAGAGCACCTGAAAAGAGAGTTTTCAAAATAGATATTGGTAACATCCCACCAACAGAAGTTGATAACTACATGCAGAGAATCATCAACAAAATGAAAAAAGTTCCTTTCGTTGATAGAAATACTGGTGATTACAACTTAAAGTATAATATGCAAAACCTAACTGAAGATTTTTACTTACCAGTTAGAGGTGGTGATAGTGGTACATCAATCGATAATCTTCAAGGATTAGAATATGCTACTATTGAAGATATTGATTACTTAAAAAATAAAATGTTTGCAGCATTAAAGATACCAAAAGCATATTTAGGATATGAAGAAAATATAAATGGTAAAGCAACACTTGCTGCTGAAGATGTAAGATTTGCAAGAACAATTGAAAGAATACAAAGAACAGTAGTTTCAGAATTATCTAAACTTGCTATTGTACATTTATATGCACAAGGTATTCAAGATTCAGAGATGACTAACTTTAGTTTATCATTAGTTAATCCATCTACAATATACGAACAAGAAAAAGTAAACTTGTGGAGTGAGAAAATTAGATTAGCTCAAGATATTCAAGGATTGAATATGTTATCTAAAGATTGGGTATATGAAAATATATTCAAATTAAGTGGAGGAGAACAAGATGAACAGAGAGTTCGTATGTTAGAAGACCTTAAAGATAGATTCAGATTCAGGTCAATAGAAGATGAAGGTTCAGACCCTGCACAAGAAGATGAAGAACCAGATGATATTGAAGAATCAATTGAAAAAATCAAACAAGAGATTAAAGATAAAGGTGGTAGACCTCGTGAAGGTGGTACTTATGGAAAAGATAAACATCCATTAGGTAGAGACCCTCTTGGTGATAAAGAAAGAACCAAAAAAAGAAGTAGAACTTCTGAAGAAAAGGCATTGACTTATATCAATGGAATTGCAGCAAAACGAAAGTATTTACACGAAGATAAAGATATGTTAGACGAGGACAATATCCTCAAAGATACGGATAATTAACTTATTATTTATATTTTTATATTTATAATAGGATAAATTTACCATATCATAATTGGAAAAATTTAAAGATGAAAAAAATAAGACACTCAAAATTTAAAAATACTGGGTTTCTATTCGAACTTTTAACAAGACAAATAACACTTGAAGTGTTAAATGGGTCTGAGGAAAAGTCGAAAGAAATCATAAAAGAATTCTTCGCAGGCAAAACTGAATTGTCTAAAGAATTACGATTATTCAATTTATTGATTAATGAAAAATATAATTCAGAGAATAAAGCTGAAAAGTTTATTGATGCTATATTAGAAGCACATACACGATTAAACTACTCTAAACTTAAAAGAGAAAAGTATAATCTTGTTAAATCTATAAAAGAAACATTAGATATTGACAATTTCCTTTCATCTCCTGTCACTAACTATAAAATCTTAGCTTCAGTACATAAATTATTTGAAGCAAAAACTCTTAATGTTACAGATGTTAAGGATGTATTTGATTCAAAACTTACTCTTGTAGAACATATATCTACTAAAACTACTAATTTAAAACAAA